TATTGATCCAACATTCCGAATTGAGGTGGTTCAGATACCACCCAGTTCATAGCGCGGGCAAGAAGCATGGAGGTCGCCTGCCCTAATAACCTATAGTCTTCGGGCATATAATAGGCCGACTCCGGATTGAGGGAATCCCACGATACTTTCTTCAGGACCTGTTCCACGTGCTGGCGAACGACCCTTAGATCTTTTAAGGTCGCCTTCGGATTTCCTGTGAGACGTTTGGACCATAGCACTAATTGGGATGCTTCGAAGAATTCCATGTCGCTTCCGGGTATAAAGGAGTCCTGGTATACCTTCCAGGCCTCACTCCGCCCCTTCGTCGTCCCCTCATTCTTCTCAAATGGTCCATCCCCAGACAAGAGACGATCAGTAAATAACCAATCGTTCTCATCCAGGGGTGCTTCCTGCTGGTACCAATAGTCCCTGATTAGCCTGTTAGTTGCAAACCAGGTATCTTCGGACAAAATGGTACACCTTTTCCCGACTGGTCGATCAGGTTCACCGAGCCACTGGTGGTCAACGCCAGGTAGGTTCGTGGACGCATGAACTGATCCCTGCAGCACATCATCCGGGATTGAAACGGCTTTCCCATACTGCCGCTGCATCCGCTCCCAGAACGCCTTACGGACGCCCGAGGTTAAGAGCATGTTGGCCTCAGCCTGGATAGCCGAGAGGAAGTCCAATTCCTTGAGGTACTTATCGACCTCTCCCTGTTCACCGTTTGCGGAGCTCTTATAGAGTTTCTTTGAAACGGGGTCCACCGAGAAGGCAGACTGTAACAACATATAGCTCCGCCGTCGCAGCCAGTCTTTAGAGGCTTTTGAAAGTTGCTGGGGCACTTTATCCAGCTTGTTCGCGATTCCGATGCCAGCCGCCATCCTGTTGCGCCAGGAGATACCTCTGGGGTTCCAACCCAGTCCACCCAACTCTTCGGGCAGATACGCGATGGTCTTGAGGACTTCGACCTGTTTAGGTCGGAAGAGTTTCGTCTTAACAGACAGAAACTGGTGGCCGAAATGCTTAGCCAGGTCGACAAAATTCTTGTCGCCTACTCCTCTCCATTTCCATGTCGGGATGACCACGTCCCTGGTTATCACTTTACCCGCGAACTCCGCTGCAAGCGAAGAACTCAGGCACTTTGACTCACTCACAGGGCACCCAATCGCTCCTAAGAACCAGCGATATGCAAGGTTCAGGGCACTACCCCTTACTACTACATCGTCGCCTAGGATGCGATAGTCACCAGGATCATAGCCGGAACGGTGGAGTTCCTTCCGGAGACACTGCATGATTGCATGATGAGTTAGAGCAAAGACGCCAAAAGTTGCACCGAGGCCTAGGGGAGCACCTCTAGTCCAAGCGATCTCTCTCTTCCGACCCGTAGTGGGATCTGTCACGACAAAGGGCATTGTACATGCCGTCTCAAGTCCCCTTATCCAGGGGTCTGGCATGTCCAACCTTCGGAGTACCTCCATCTGTAACCGCAAGGGAAACATACTCGTGGCATCCGAAAGGTCCACTGAGTGGACCACTTCCCCCGAACTTAGCCATTTCTGGACTATGGGGTCAGCTTTGCGTTGGTCATACGTGCAATCCTGTGGGATCACCTTTAGCGCAGAGAATACTGCCCTCTTGGTTGGTTCCAAGGCAATCTGGATAAGCGCGTTAATAACTGCTACCGCGCGAAGTTTGTACCCTGGTTCCTGAAGAAAACTAATGTTACCGACTCCACGAGAGAGAACGGTGCCATCCACCAAACACTCACCTTTACCAAGCCGTATATCCATAGAAGTTAGCGCTGTTTCGAGGATGCTGTTGTCGGAATAGCCTAGTTCGGTTAATGCATTGAAGATGGGATCACTGAGGTCGAGGTTATTCGCAATCCACCCTAGTACTTCCGGATTCAGAAAGGAAGGAAGGAACCACTTGCCGATTTCTCGACTGTCGTAGTTCTTATTCCTAGGACCAGGTACTCTCTTACCATTAAGCTGGTATTTGAGTGCGAAATATGGATCCGCTACATCGCGGACTGCAGCTTCGAGGCCGTCGTTTAAGGCCTGAGACACCGCATCCCAGTCCATTCCAACAGGGGATACGCATTCACCCTGAGGTCTGTGCACCGTACTACTGTCATCCGCCATGCGGTCATAGAGACCCGCCGGTAGAATTCGAGATTCCGGTTCCATGAAGGTTCCATCAGAAAAGACGGTCCGCTCCATGTCGGAGATGGTCAAGATCTGCGTCTCGGTGAACGAGGACTCTACAGCGGAAGAAAACTTATTCCACTGCTTCTCGGTCGGGGGCTGCTCTTGAGGCAGCACCATGGAAGAGTAGATCATGCATGCATTAAGCAGCCTAATCCACTCTTTGGAACCCGCTTCCGTGCCTACTGCGGCTCTGAATAGGGGCTTAAATGGCCCCTTCGGAATTATCCCGATATGTCCAATGTAGGCGGACTTATAATCGGGCATGGTCGAGCACATCAGGTTCAGTGCGGCCTGCTTGAAGTTCTTAAGTCTAGTAACAGTCCACTCTTCACCATTGCACCTAACCCACTTGGCGACTTCTCTAACGATACGGTTCGCCGTAGAGTTAGACACACCGATAGCCCTTAAGCGCTTACAGCCGAGGCGTGTTGAGAAGCTCATGCTTCCGCAACCTCCTTTTCAAGGGATAGTTGCCGCGTCCACTGGGTCGACCAGACCACAGTGGGTACCCCCTTGCGGG